CGCCCCTGCTTGGTGTACGCCCGGTACAGCACGCGAGTGCCAAACATAGGGTTAACCTTAAAGATGGCGACCACCGCAGCATCGGTGTTCTTGAACAGGTGCGCGGCTGCATCTTCCACCCGGTCTTCAGCAATGCTGGGCAACTTGCGTTGCTCCTTGTACGCGCCGATCAGGAAGGCTTGGTTCTGCCAGACAAAGTACCCCGCAAACGTGAAGACCGCCATCAACAAGATGGCAAACAATTTAAACGGCGAGTCTACATATCCGAGGACCCGGTCCAGCACCGTCAGTTGCGTCTTCTCTTCGCTCACGCCGTGGCCTGTCGGATGATGAAAATAACTACGACGCCAATCGTAACAACGCAAATAGCGCCGCCAATAATCTGCGCCATCAGCAGTCTCTGGGCCGACACCTTCTTGCGCTCAATCTCAGCAACACGCTCGGCCCGCTCCCGGGCCTGTTTGATCTTCATGCGCTCTTTGAGCATCATCTCCCAGAGTTCTGGGTAGCCGCCATAGACCAGCATGTGCTTGAGTTGCTCCTCTGATTCACGCAGTTGGTTGGCTTGCATCACGATCTCCATGGCCCTGCCGGTGTCGGACTTACCCGACTTACCCGCATCGTTGGCGGCTTTCTGGACCGCATCCCGGGCGTCGAAGAAACGGCTGAACTCCCCGACAAGACCGTTAACGTCCTTGCCTAATTTGATGGCCTTTTGGATGCCAGCCACCGCAGCTTGCGCGGCGGCAAATGCGGTAAACGGGTCCATCACGCTTCACTTTCACGCGGTGCGTTTCCACATATAGACCGTGATGTACGGCTGATAGTTGGCGTTGGTGCCAGACGAGCCAGTCGTGCTGTTAGAAACGCTGATGCCAGTCGTCTCACTGCTGCTTCGGCCAATCGTGGCGTCAGTAGACGATCCAGCAAAAATATAGCTTTCGCTGTTAGACGCCCAAGCGTTTGCAGCAATCTGGTTAGAACTCGTGACCGTTGTGTTAGGGAAAACGGAGCTAATCGCCACATCTGCCGCCAACTTATGTCGGTGGCCGGGATCGGTCACCGTAGCCGTATGGGTGTGGCTGACCGTAATCGCGTCTGCGCTACCACCAGTTTCTTCGGCTGTATCAAACAAAGGGTTGGCGGCATTGAAGCCGACCGGCACTCGACCTGCACCAAAGGCCGTCCAAGTACCAAACCCAAACAGTGTGGCCGGGTTGGTGCTGTTTGTAGCGTTGATGTAGATCGAACCCACGGGGTGCAGCGCCTGAAGTGCAGCCTGCACAAATGCCGTCGTGGCGATGCTGGTATCGTTGTCACCAAAAGATTGTGTAACAGCGGTAGACCCAGAAGCAGCCGTTACCACACCGTTGATATCTCCGGTCACGTTTCCAGTGACGTTACCCGTCAAGTTGCCCGTCACGTTGCCCACCACCGTAGCAGTAATGTGACTGTTTTGCACCGCAAAGTTCGTGCCCTCGGTCCACACCGTCATGGTCTTGCCCGCAGGGATAGCCACGCCCGCACCCGCAGCCGTCGTGTTACCGATGACCGTAGAGTTGTAGATCGTGGCCGTGTAGCTGCTGGCGTTGTAGATGACGTAGGTCTTTTCCGCCGGGGGCGCGTAGACGTTGAAGTTGGCCCCGGTGGTCGTGGTCAGGGCAATCATCTGCTGCCGCGCCTCGTCTGCTGCCCCGTTCAGGGCCGTGAAGGCTTGGTTTGCTGTGGTGACAGAGACAGACACATATCCGGCAATCGCGGATTCAACCAGCGTGCCAAGGTTTGTATTGGTCGTGTTGCCCCACGTACCGGCTTGGTCGCCCGTCGTGATCAGCTCAATTCGCAGGCTGGGGGAGTAGGTGCTCATTGTGAGGCTCCTTATTGGGAATTACTGATATTCTGCCAGCCCGGATTCTGGTTGTCGTCAATACCAGTCCACCCCGGCGTTTGGGTGTCGGTGATGTTGACCCAGTTGGGGTTTTGGGTGCTGATGATTTTGATCCAGCCACCTACACCAAAGGTATCCGCAAGCGCAGCGTTCTCCGTAATGAAGACATTAAACGCCGCAACAATCGCCCGCAAATCAGTAGCGCTTAGGTTTTCCGTGACGGCAGAGACAAACGCAGCTGCAATGGTGCGAACGTCATTAACAGACATCGCCTCCGTGATGGAGTCCACAAACACAAGGATGCCGGTGCAGATGTCGTTGGCCGTGGTGTTTTCGGAGACTGACTGCGCGAACTGCGCCGCAATAGCCCGGATGTCGTTGATCGTTGTGGCTTCCGTAACCGACTGGGCAAACTGAGCAGCGATGACCCGGATGTCGTCAGAGGTCAGGGGTTCTGTCAGGGATTGCAGGAAGTTGGACTGCTGCGTGCTGGTGTCAGCCACCTCAATGATGTCATCTTGCCGGGATTGCAGTGCAGCAAAGAAAGGCACCGGAGTGTCCGCAATGTTGGCGTTCTCTGTGACGGATTGGGCGAACTGGGCGGCGATGGCTTCTACGGATTGAGGGTTGGAGTTTTCCGTGATGGACTGGAGGAACGTGGACAGTTGGGTGCTGGCATCGTCCGGGTTGAAGTTCTCGTTGATGCTGGCAAAGAACAAACCTGCGCCGGTGACTTCAATCTCGCTCTCAGTGATGGCCTCAGTGATGGACTGAAGAAAGGCGTACTGCTGAGTGCTGGCGTCGGCGGCGTTTAAGTTCTCCGTGATGGATAGGGCAAAGTTCGTCCCTGCCAGTGAGGCAAACGGGGTCTGGGCGAAGCTTGCTATGCCGAACATTATTTACTCCGTCGGCGCGTCCGCAGGCAGCGGCTCGTTACCTTCAGCCAGCCACGCGAGGTATTCAGGCGTGGTGACAAGGCAGGATTCTTGACGGCCATCTGGCCACTGCCGCCAAACTACTTGTGTTTCTTGTAGCGGCTGCAACGGTTGCAACTTCCAAATTGGTTCGCTCATAGCTCACACCCCGTGAAAAGAATCTTGCCCGCCGCGCTATTCAATGCGGCGGCGGCAGAAGAAGAAAGGCCGCCAGAAGCAACAGTACAAGACAGCCGACATGAAGTGGTTGTGGCCCGACTAAAATTAATAGCGGTTGCGGCGGGGTTTCCGGAGCCGGGAGCATGAATGTTAAAAGTCCCCGAGCTTGTCACACCCGTGGGAGCGACACGCGCCTCCACCAAAAGTGGAGCGACAATTTTTGCCTCGTTGACTACATCCCAATAGCCAAGCAACTCCACTCCGCCGGTAAGCGCAGGCAGATACCGCTGGCACATCATCAGTTCACGCCCGTAGTCCCTGCGCTCAAACGGCGAGGCCACAGTGCCAGCTTCAAGCTGGACGCCAGTGAGATAAAAGGTGGCTCCGGAGTTACTGATCCAGTTCACACAAGCCGAAGTGCGGCCAAAGTTTCCAGCCTGCCAAGCCCCCGCCGTGGTGTTAGCGTTGGAGCCAGAGCCGAGATCAAAGCGAAGCATGATGCCCGTCGAGTTACCAGTGGCCCAAGTTCCGCTGGTGTCTCCAGCAATCGTTACTGTCTTTGTCTCCCAAGTGTTGGCCGCATCAATCGCGTAGGTGGCGACATAGCTGCGATTGCCCGCGTCATTACGCAGATTCAGTGCATACGTTCCCGTGATGCTGGAGCGAACACGAAAGGAAATGGTGATTGACTGTGCGTTCGCCGTGCCGAAGCCAAGGTCAGCGACGTTGAAACCTTCAATTGCTTGGAAAAAACGACATTCGTCTGCTGCGCCGGGCGATGCGCCCGTGCCAACTGTAAACAGGATGGAGTTGTTAAATCCATCTGGAGCGGTTGTTGAACGCTGCGCGGTGCTGCCGGAGCCTACAGTGTTGTAAGTCTTGAAGCGGTCAACCGGGAAGTTGCTGCTAGTGTTGAAAGAAACACTCGCCCCAGCATTCCTCTGGTCAATGACCATCCCTCCGTTCAGAATCCGATTTCTGAACCCCATGCTATTAGGCGGCGAGGCCACGCCACTGAACACAGCGTTGCTACCGCCAGAGGCGTCTTGGTAGGTGTTGGCCTTAACGGTGGACATTATTGTGCTCCTTTCAGCGCAGCAATCTCAGCGGCCTGCGCTTCGACTTTGGCGTTTAGCTCTTGGATTGCAGCCGTGAGGGTTGCCACCAGGAAGCTGGTGTCGATGCTCTGAGGAACGATATTTCCCTCGTCGTCCACTGCATCCTTTACTCCGCTAACCGCGTCTGGTACTACCTCCTGCAACTCATGCGCGATGAAACCTTCGCCCCTAGAGCCATTGATCTTCCATGTGTAGGTGCAGGGCTTCAAAAGAGCCACGCGAGCAAGCGCCCCCGTCATCGGTTGCGCGTTCTCCTTGAGTCGGTAGTCAGACGCGCTGTTATAGCTAGTGCCTGTCCCGTTGGTGGCAATGTCTCCTACGCGGCTGCTGTTGTAGTAGATTTCTTGAACGATACCCGTGGAGGTCGTACGTCCTGTGCGAAGCGACCAGTCCCCACTCTTGGCAACTTGAATGTTGTCGCCACGCAAACGAACGCCCGTAGCGGTGATGTTGTCAGTCGTCGTCCCCACCAGCAGATTCCCGCTGCTGTCGATGCGGGCGCGGTCGGAGCCGTTTGTTGTAAAAACCAACGGTACATTAGTAAGAGAACCAATGTAAGCCGTCGCCGCCCCTTGCTGTCCGCCGGTTGAGCCGCCAACGCCGAACGATACGGCATCGCTATTACTGTAGCCAAGCAGCCGAGCGCCATTGGCAGAGCTTTGGCCTGTAAACCTAACTTGCGCATCGGTGGAATCAGAAACCTCTAGCCTGCGTTGCGGCGAACTCGTTCCAATGCCCACGTTGCCCGATGCATCAACCGTCACCGCACCAGCAGATGCCGATGCGTTAGCCGTGAACGGCCCTGCGTTGGTGAGCACTGTGCCAGTTTGATCCGGCAGCGTCAGCGTGCGGTTCGTGTTGCTGTTGGGTGCGGCAATAGTGAATTCGCCCGTGCCGCTGGCGTTGGGGCTTAGTTTGATGCTGCTCATGCTGCCTCCAGTGCGGCGATGCGGGCCTTGGCGGTGTCCAGTTCGGCTTTGAGTTCCTGAATCGCGGCGGTCAGCGTGGCGACCAGGAAGCTGGTGTCGATGCCTTGCGGCTTGATGGAACCGTCTTCTTCCACCGCATCTTTTTCGCCAACCACAGCATCTGGAACAACTTCAGCTAGTTCGTGGGCTATAAAGCCTTGCCCCGCAGTGCCGTCAACCTTCCATTTGTAGGTGACGGGTTTTAGCGCGGCTACTTTTGCAAGTGCGCCCGTCATGGGCTGAACGTCTTCTTTCAGACGATAGTCGGAAGATGTGGTGTAAGCAACCGTTGTAGTTCCGTTCTGGCTAACTGAACCCGTGTTGTTGCCTGCCGAATTATAAAAAGCCAAGTAATTAGAACCTGTAGATGCCCAAGTCGTTTGCATCGTCATTCCGTTAAACGTCTGACCGTTAAACGAAAGACAGATTTTCCCAGAACTAATTTGGCTGGTGGTGTTCACCAGCAGATTCCCGCTGCTGTCGATGGTAGCGCGGGTGGAGCCGTTGGTTGCAAATGACATTGCCGAATTTGAATACCATTGATTTTGTGTTGTGCTTTGCTTTAGCTCCATCGTTGCATTTGCAAAATCAGAAAATACAACGGCGTTTGATCCAAGTGATGCCCCAGCCGTAGGGGTTTGAACAGCTAACCTTCTGTCGGGCGAACTCGTTCCGATGCCCACGTTACCCGAGCTATCAGCCCGCAGTCTCTCGCTGCCACCCGTAGCAATAGCCACAGTATCCGCAGCGGGGAAGAAGACGCCGGTGTTGGAGTCGTTGCCTTGAATGGCTGGCGTGGAGGCCGAGCCATCAACAGAAGAGACGCCAGTAGTGCCGTTGAGTACGAGGGTCATTTTTTATCCTCTAGACGACAGCCCACACACTGCCCGAGCTAACAGTCACTGTGATCCCACTATTGACAGTGACCGGCCCAGCGCTCAGGCCGTTATCGCCAGAAGCAATGGTGTAGTTTTCAGCAATCGTCTGACTGTTGATGTGGATGCCATTGCTGGAGCGGTGAACCGTTGCATTGAGTTCGCCTGTAGAAGGTTTGTAGAGCAGCTTTGCGTTGCCCGTGTAGATCGTCGTGAGCGAGCCAGAAGTAGCCGCAGCAAAGAGCGGGTAGAGGTTGGTGGTCGTGCTGGTGTCGTTAACTGCCGTGACCCCAGCCGTCGCCCACGAGGTGTTCGTGCCATCCGTCGTCAAATATTTCCCAGATTGGGACGTCTGACTAGGCGCAAGTGCATTAAATGCAGCGTTAGCCGTGGTCTGGCCCGTACCGCCATTGGCAATCGCCAAAGTGCCTGCCAACGTCACAGCGCCCGTCGTACCCGTGGACGGAGTCAGCCCCGTAGAACCCGCGCTAAACGAAGTAACGCCCGTATTGTCGATGGTTAACGTACCAGAGCCGGTCGTTGCGCTGATGCCCGTGCCAGTACCAAGAGACGCAACGGAAAAGTTGGTGCCGTTACCGATCAGCAATTGGCCGTTCGTGGGGGTAGCCGTAGCGCCCGTACCGCCCGCCGCAGGAGGCAGCGTACCAGCAGTCAGAGTCGTCGCGCCGGTAGAGTACAGCGCGTTGTTGGACCCGACAAAGGTCGTTAGGCCAGTGCCGCCGTAGCCCGGTTGGATCGTGCCACCTTGCCAAGTGCCGCCAGAGACAATTGAAGAACCAAGGTTGAACGCGTTGGTGCCAAAAGTCACGCCCTCGGGCAGGTACGCGTGGATGTCCCAGATGCCGCCAACAGTACTGTTATCCGTCAAAAAGACCGCGCCCGCGCCCCCCGTGGGGATTGTTCCAACTGCTCCAGCGGCGTAGTTCTGAATCGTCAGAGTGCCCGTCGCCATGTTGTTGAACACAAACGCCACCCCAGTCGTCAGGGTGGTTGCGTCAGGCATGGTGTAGGTTTCGCCCCCAGTACCCACAAGCGTATGGATATAGCTGGACGCCGCCGTCAATGCCGTGGTGCCGCCTGCAGCAGTGGTGCTGGTGTTGGACTGGTTAAGACGGTTGACTGCAGCGTTCTGATTGGCGTCCCGCAGCATCACCGAGTTAGCCCCGGACGAAGTCGTAACCCCCGTGCCGCCATACGCCACACCAACAGTCGATCCCTGCCACGTACCAGAAGTTACGGTGCCCAGCGCAGAGACATTACCGGTGCCATCCAGATTGACGGACTTACCAGACGGATAAGTGACGAAGACGCTGACAGGATTAACAAACGTCTCCGCCGTGCCGCCATTGCTGGATGCGTAGATGGTCGTACGCGTGAGGGTCGGGCCGGTCGTGGAGTACGTGCCAAGACCCACCTCCCAGTTACCCGACGTGTCCGTAGCCGAGTAGTAGGTGGTGTTGGTGTCGCCGATAACGGCGAACGTCTGAAAGCCCAGTACCGCGCCAGTAAGCGTGAAGCTTACAGTCGTATTCGCCGTGGCCGATTCTTGGACACGGTTTGCAAGAACCAGAGCCATTTAAGCCCCCTTCAATTAGGAGGTTGCGGTGGTAGCGTACGTAACAGAAACCGTGTCGCCCGCCGTGGTGATCTTGGCCGTTGCAAACGCACCTGCGCTGTACAGCGTGCCCGAAGTGTTGCTCTGCGTCGAAGATGCGCCAGAACCCGTCACCAAGAAGCAACCACTCACCGTGCCGCCTGCACCCGTGATGGTGTAGGTAATGGCAGAGGCGGTCTTGGTCGTCACGTTGGTGGGGGACAAGCCAGAGGAGGATGCGGCGCTGAACGATGCCGTCCCACGCACGGGCGAACCACCAACGGTGTAGTTAGTGAACTCAGTCCAGCCAGCGTGCGAAGCCATCGTGTCCGCAGCCAAGAAAGTCGGGCTTGCACCGTCAATCAGACCGAGGAACGGACCCACAGTCGTATAGGACGAACCAGACAGCAGAGTGTCCAGCATCAGTTCTTTACCGACAGCGTTGACCAGATTAGGGAACTTCTCTTCCCACTTGAGGTTACCGTCAGCGTCATGGCACACCACATAGTAGTGGCCCTCAATACCGACAGACTCGGCACCCACGACATTGGACTGCATCGTCACCTGCGCGTGGTCGCCAAAGTTGGAAAACTCTTTTTGCATGATTGCTCCTTAAACAAGGCGAATAAGAGCAGAGGTGCTGGTGTTAGCGGGCATCTGCACAGTGAAAGAAGTGGTTGAGGTCTTGTCCGAGCCGAAGTCCAGCACGCACACAGCACCGTTGTCGCCGGGGGTGTAAATCAAAGCGCCACGGGCAGTAATCGCTCCAGTCCATGCCGGAGAGGAGAAGTTAACGTACGCTGTGCTGCCGCCCGCGTTATTCGCTTCTGACGAAATCGTCGCCGTAACAACCTGCCCACCTGCAACATAATTGCCGCCCGAGGTCTCCCCGGTCGTGGTGTACGCGGTGGTGGTCTGATCAAGCGTTGCAGCGTTGGTGTACAGCGCCAGATAGAACGTGTCCGTGGCAAAGTTGATCGTGCCGTTGGCAAGACCCAAGCGCAGCGTGTTGCAGGAGTAATTTCCTGTGAAGGCCATTACCGGACCCCGTTATTCTGCGGCAGGGGCGACAGCCGCGCCTGACCACTACGGTACGCATCGCTGCGCTCCAGACCATCACCCAGACGAGAGGCCAGCGCCAGAGCTTCCTTGTACTTGCCGTCGTACAGGGCCAACATGTCAGTCTCACCCTTCATGAAGGTATACGCCTCGACCAGCGAACCGTAGAGCAGCACCGTCTCAAAGTTGTCGCCCAGCCAAGTCTGACCATCAGCAGCTACAGAGATCGACTCCGGATAGTAGTAATAGTGCAACTCAACGCTGTACGCCGCATCGGGGGTCGGCCCCAAAATAAATGACAACTCATCAGAGATTGTTGCACCCGCTACCGTTGGGCCAAACAGTGCGTAGTACTTGGGGAGGGCTTTGTCCGTGTTGGGGTTCGGGTACGCCTGACGGATGAAGTTCACATCCTTGTTCAAGAGGTACTCGTAGTTCCCCGTAGCGTCAATGACCGCCATGGAATACACGGACAGAAAGTCGTTCGGGCACGACAGGTATTTGTTGTCCTGCGTGGTTGACCCCGTGACGTTCTTGCGAAGCGACGGGAACTGCACCGTGTTGTAGATGCGCTGCTCAGCCTGCTGCACGAACACCGGAATGTTCGCAACAAAATCAGCCTCAAAGTTCTGCGTGTAATCGCAGATCGCAGCGGTCAACTGGGTGTAGTTCATCCGATCCTCACGCCATCGGGCCGCGAGCCATCACGCCTTTAGTCGCCGCGCCAGTGCCACGGATTTTGATGCCGGTGGTTTTGACGGGCTTGTACTCGTTACTGCGCTCGTTTGCCACAGACACGTTGGCCTTCAGGGCTTCTTTAACAGGCATCTGCCCTACAACAGGAGACGGCACATTAGTAATTTTGCCGGACATGTCAGGCTCCTTTGCGACCGGGGCTGCGCTGATTCATGACCTTAGCCATGTTGCGCCCATACTTGAGCATATCGGCGTTGGTTTTGCCGCCCGCCCGCATGCCTTTAGCGCCGTGCATGCGCTTCTCGTGGGATTTGACTTCGGCCTTAGCCACTTTCTTCATCGCGTCCATGTTCACTCCTTACGTCGTGGATACCGATACTGTACCCAATTGCACAGATAAAACCAAGTTATTCGGGGTCAACGCAGCGTCAAAAAACCGACTGCCGCCCACCGGTGCCCAACCCCACTGAAACACCCGGCTACCACCAGTCAGACTGCCGTCTGGGCCAGTGCCCGCAACCACATAAGTGCTGTCTGGACGGGGGTTGCGCAGCGCCTGTGGGTCGTCCACAGGATACATACCAAGCTGCAACTGCGG